AATTAGCTACCTTTACAATGAATCCATCAATGGTATAATAGCTGTCGTTATGCGGGAGTCGCCAAGTGGTAAGGCATTAGCCTTCCAAGCTAACATTCGCGGGTTCGAATCCCGTCTCCCGCTCTGGCGAGCATTAGCTTAGTGAAATTTGAAAGACTAACACTCTCTGGTTCACTTTTTTGAAAAAATTGATCAATCAGGGAGTGTTAGCCTAGATGAAACTAAAAAGAGCAATTTCGGGGTTTATTTTAACAAAAGAAGCGGAAATTTCGCACCAAACTATCAAGCTTTATAGCAGATATTTAGACCATTTGTCGCAGTATTTGGGGGATCCAAACATTGAAGAGATCACAGAAACCGAGGTTCAAAGTTTCTTTCTATTCATGAAAAACGATTACATACCAGCAAGAAGCCGGGACGATGGTTCACGATTGTCCGGGGCTAGTCTTGATAATATTTGGATTAGTATCAGATCCTTTTTCTCATGGTCCATTGAAAATAATCTACTTACCGTTCGACCTGATAGAAACCTGAAGAGACCACGCTTTGAAAAAAACGAAGTAGAACCATTTACCCAGGAACAAATCCAACAAATTTTATATGCTTGCATGTGGACCACTGAAGCCAAAACAACTGATAGAAAATCATTCAGAATGAAACGACCAACCGCAGACAGGGACAAAGCGATTGTCTTGACACTACTAGACACAGGTGTCCGCCTGGGTGAACTCTGCAGAATACAATACAAGGATCTTGATCTTGAAAATGGAGAGATTAAAATAAGATCCTTTTCAACTGGTATCAAAAGTAAACCGCGCTCTGTATTCCTAGGAAAGGCAGCTAAAAAAGCACTATGGATTTTTATTAGCTCACATGATGCTAAACCAAATTCAAATGAACTATTATTCAATCTACACATGCGATCGGTTCAAAGTATATTTAGGCATTTATCTGAAAGAGTTGATTTCAATGTACACGCGCACAAATTCCGGCACTCTTTCGCGATCCAATTTCTGAGAAATTCTGGGGATGTGTTCTCACTAAAAAGGTTATTAGGTCATTCTAATCTAACCATGGTTATGCACTATCTCAAGCTTGCTGAATCCGATGACAAAGAAGCACACAGGAACGCGTCCCCGGTGGATCGATGGAAGTTATGAATACCCGCTTACTCAGTATGTATGGGGTTGTCACCCGCTCCACTTGTGGGATCTTCCCGGCTTTCCCGGTGTGGTTGTGTTGGTGTGTGTGCGTGTGTAATTGTCCAGGTGCACAAATCTGCATTTATTATGCACAATTACGAGATTTTTTCACGTCAAGCAGGTATAAATTGATATAAATCATGGTGTCTATACGAAAGAATTATGTAAGATAACATTGATTGTCTTAAATAATAATAATAAATAATCCCGCACAATCGAATTAGAATAAATCCAGGGTTAAAAATGTATCCTCAAAATGACCACTTTATAAGGTGATCTATAGATAAAACTTATACTATCCCCTTTCAATTGTTGTTGGAATTGTCACTAATTATTATTGTTGTATTGTCAGAATCGATCTAAGCGGAATTATTGTTATTGGTGTTATGGTCCTACCGCCCCGCTTGCATACTCAGTATCGAGATTGCACATCTAATCCAGGCAATCAGAAATGATGAAAATATATCGTATAATTAATTAGTAAATAAAAACCCCCGTGATGGTTGCACATCCGAGGGCTAGCAATCGGGCAAGCGACTGCAACTTAATTTTAGCACATTTACCGCCCGGTTGTGAAAGGCGGTTTTTTGTTGTGAGTACAGAAAAAGCAATGAAATACATAAAGAGAAAGATTACACCTGCAGATTTTGAAAAGCAAGTAAAAGAGCTTGAAAATAACCAGGTCATTTTTGAATTTCCAATTATCGCAACTGGTAGCATAGTTCCTGTTGGTTCAATTTTCGAGGAATTAAGAAAAGAAGAAGAGGAACGCAGACACAACGAGATTTTAGAAGCTATTGCGGGAAAGAATGAGCAAGAACAACTAAAACAGGAACCATGGCAGTTATCAAAGATTAGTAAGCGTGATAGAGATAAAATAATTTGGGAATTAAGAAATGAGGGGGCAACATGGGAACACATAGCAGAAATAGCTGATTGCGGTATTCAAACTGCTAAAGAAAATTTTGCAAAAATGAAAACTCGGCTGATTTCCGGCTGATATACGTCTTTTTTCCGTTTCACTAAACCGTCACAATATAAGTGATGGTTTTTTTATTCTGAAAGGAGTTGTTAATATGGCAGTTCGGATGACTGTTATTTTAGAACCTGAAGAGCGAGACGCATTAACAAAACTCGCTGAAGTAGAAAAAAGAAAAAGACATTTTCAAGCTGCTTTGATTATCAGGAAAGAATTAGAAAAGCAGGGTTTATTACAACCTAAAAATAATGAAAAAATTCGACTTATGAGGGTAAATGAAAGTTCACTATAAAAACCAAAAACGACCATCTTTAGCGGGCTGGTCGATTTGGAAAGGATATTAGGCATGAAACGTATTAGCGAGAAAACAAAAGCGGGGAGGTACTGCTTTGAATTCCTATACTAATTATAACAATTTTTTGACACCTTTAGAAAACCAGCTATTTAAGGATGATGTAGTTATTTTTGATCCTACATTTCCGCCACATTATCAAATTATCGATAAAATGCAGAATTATTTAGCAGCTAGGGATCGATCAGAATGGACAGAGGTATTAGACCGGTTAGGTATCCTTGATGTAATTACTTTGTGGTTACTTGACGATAAGACAGCTGTCAAACGCTTGAATAAATTCATCACAAACGAATATAGCGGGGAATCTTAATCATGCCGGCACCAAACACAACACAATCAAGAGATTTTCTCAAGGAACTAATCAAAGCGGGTATTCATCAACCGGCAGCTGAAAGAATTGAAAAGGTATATGAACATGAACCTGATTTCCTCTATGGGTTAGATGTAATAGCTCAATGGTACTACTTCAAAACAATACCATCAAAAGCAAAGCCAAAGGGTGAACCGTGGTCAAATATTTATGATTTGATGATTTCGGAATTACAAACCGGCTTGGTGGATATACCGCAAGCATTAATTAATGTAATGAATAAATTGAATATTGATTTTCTAATCCAGGGTGATTTGCTCTCAATTGTTGGAAAGAAAGCACACGATATAGAAAAATTCGAAGATGTGAAAAATAAAAAGAAAAATTTTTCTTCTGCAGATTACATCACACAAACAAAACAATTTGGATATTCATTCGAATACAACATCTTGACCGGTCATATTGAAGTAAACGGGGAAGAGCTAACAGATCCCATGGCAGCGAAAATCAGATCACAATTTCGTGATGCCGGCATGAGAAAAACAATTGAAATTGAAGACGCTATTCTTTCAAATGCTTATGACAATTCATATCACCCTATCAAGCGATATTTAGAAGATTTGAAATGGGATGGTCAAGATCGTTTCTCAGATTTGGTTACGTGTTTTCAATCAAATACTCCACTATTTGAAATTTATTTACGAAAATTTCTTCTAGGTGCAATCCGTAGAATTTACGAACGGTATCAAAACTATGTACTTTGTTTAGTGGGTGCTCAAAAAATTGGAAAGTCAAAATTCGTTAAATGGCTCAATCCGCTAACTCAGTATTATGCAGATACTTCTATAAATCCGGATGATAAAGATTCAGTTATGCGACTTGCTACAAAATGGGTTTGTGAACTTCCAGAACTGGGAGCGATCACCCGGCGAGCTGATAGAGAAGCTCTAAAGGCATTTTTATCTAAAGAAGAAATAACGATTCGTAGACCATATGGCAGGAATGACGAGACCAGACCGGTATTAGCTTCATTTGTTGGCACCTTCAATAATGAGGGCGGTATCTTGAATGACTCTACTGGGTCCCGGCGATTTGTAATCTCAGAGATCCAAAAAATCACCTGGGATGATTATCTCAAGATTGATATAAATCAATTGTGGGCTCAATTATTTGTAGCCTACAAAGGCGGGGAAGAAACCGAACTTTCACAAACTGAGTATGAAGAGAGTGAGAGAAACAACCGGGAAAATTTCGAAGTAATAAACCCACTAGAGGATCTATTAACCGATAGATATTTTATTGATCCTGATCAACCTCGTTTATTTGAAACCGCTTCAAGTATTTTTGATTACGTTATCTCGAAAGATTTCAAATATTTTTCACCTACTCAACTCAGTATGGATATTTCCAGGACTTTATTAAAACTTGGTGCTCAAAAAACATCAAGAAGAATCGGCGGTAAGGTCACGAGAATTTTTACCGGCGTTGAAAAAATTATATAAGGACAATGATCAAGATGACCGTTACAACCTGTTACAGCATGTTACAGCCTACCAAAAATAGCATTTTCCATCTAAGGGCAAAAAGAAGCGTTATAAGGTCGATGTTACTACTGTTACAACTGTTACAACCTTTTATTAAGAATAACTTAAATATATTAATAGAAAATATATCTTTAATAGAAAAGGGTGCTACAGGTTGCTACAGGTTGTTACACCCGGGGGAAATTGACCGTTACAGTCATCTTGATACTGAGTATCCAGGCGTAAAAGTAACAAGTTGTAATTCAATTACAAAGAAAGTGATCTCCATACCCCAAGTTTTAACTACTTTTACCGATTTTTCACGCCTAGAAATGTCTGAACAAGTGATAAAAAAGGAGCAAAAATGAGCGTTTTATTATCAAAAATTCAAGATTTTCGTCAAAAAAGTGCAAGAGAACGTCAATTAATGAATGATGTTTTAAATTGTTTTCTCGCATTGGAATTTAATTTAGGGCAATTAGAGAGAGCGCAACAGTTAGCAGAGAAAGCGTTAACTATAGCATGGCAACATCGAATATATAAAAATGATGATTCGGAAATGATAATGCTTTCCAACAATTCAGATGAATATGAGCGTAATCAAATGAAAATACCATCAAAGAAAGTGAGGGAATATTTACATGAAATAGCACAAGCGATTTGCGAAGAGAACAAAGAGTACCCGGGCGCATTTGATCAGGTCCCGGAAACTATCAAAAAAATGAGAATCAAATGAAAGAAAGGAAAACGTATGAAAGAAAATCGCACTAAGATAATTGAATTTTTATCAGCAACACAACAAGCGGAGAAAATAAAAGCTAAAATTTTGAAATCTCTAGATGATTTGATGGTTGATATATTTTTTCTTGGTCAGGTATCTAAACATACTGATACATTGAAAAACGAATTAAGAAATAGTTCACTTGATGAAAACGAGAATACCAGGTTCTTAGAAATTCAAAACCAGTATTCGAATCAACTTGATATATCAGCCTTACCATTATTTACAAAATTTGTAAACATTATGGAGGAAATCACAGGGAGAAATATTCCGGCGAATACGAACCGATTAGAGATGTTAGCGGGATGGTTCGCACAAGGAACCGAACAAACGGAACCAGAACAAGAGGAACCTAAGCAATCGGATCAACCGGAATTATCGGAGCCGGCGAAAGAAAAGCCGGGAAAATTTGATCATCTTAAAGATGGTCCATTACATACTGAGTATCTAAAGTAGGAAAGGAAAGGAGTAAGAAAAATGGGAAGTACACCAGGTTATGACGGATCCATCAGGATTTCCACGGCCATAGACACTAAATCTTTTAATACTGGCATGAAAAAGCTAAGTGGATCAATTGCCAGCGCATTAGGTGGTATGGCTGGAAAGTTATTACAAATCGGACAAATCGCATTGTTAACAGCAAGTACCATCCTAGCGATTGGTGCAGCATTGGTTAAGCTAGGTCAAATGGCTTTGTCCGCAATCAGTAAATTTGTAGATAGCATGTTTGATGCAATGGCTTCAACTGATTCCTACCGGCAATCATTAGCGACTTTGAAAACTGCATTTGACACACTTAAAGGAACTATGTATTCACTGGGAGCCACTTTACTTAATGCAGTTGCCCCGGCTTTATTGAAAATTATTGACTTTGTTGTCAAGGCGCTGAATTGGGTAACTATGTTAATCGCAGCTCTTACAGGTCAAAAAACGGTTATGCAATATGTTGCGGGATCTATCAATTCTGCAGCCGGGGGAATGGGGAAGTTAGCAAAGAATACGAAAGACGCAGAGAAAGCTGCCTCTGGTGCGCTTGCTGCCTTCGATCAAATTAACATTCTGCAACAGGAAAAACCTGATACTGAGTCAACCGGTGGCGGGGGTGGTGGTGGCGGCACTATGCAAATGCAAGAAATACCAGTACCAGAAAATTTCTTAGTGGACCTAAAACAAAAAATATTAGACTGGATCAAAATGGTTTGGGATAGAGTCACCCAGGGCGCTTATGATACGCTTGACGGTATTAAAAGGGTTTTCGGTGCACTTGCTGAATGGTTTGTTAATAATGTTTGGAATCCATTAGTTGCTTGGGCTACTCCAATTTGGAACCGAATTAAAGAAATTGCCGCTGCTGCTTGGGATGATTTAACTAAACTTTGGGGAAGGTTGAAAGATGTATTCCTAGAGCGGGTTTGGGGACCATTAAAAACAATTGCTCAAGCTGCTTGGTCAGATATCCAAAGGCTTGCTACTATTGCTTGGAATGTTGTTAAAGCGGTTTGGAACGTTGCTAGCAGTTGGTTTAAAACTACTGTAATCGATCCACTTAAAAACGGGTTCAAAGTTGCTTTGGATTGGATCAAAGATAAATTTACAAACATATTTGATGCTGTAAAAAATACCGTAAAAAATGTAATCAATGGGATTATTGGATTCATAAATGCAATGATCAGGGGTGTTACAAGTGGTATCAATGCAATTGTTAGAGCGGTAAATTCTCTATCCTTTAAGGTTCCAAATAATAAGATGTTTGGCGAATATGCTGGAACATCTTTAGGGTTTAATCTTTCTCAGGTATCAACTCCACAGATTCCATATCTCGCGAAAGGTGGAGTTATCCCGCCAAATTCTGAATTTCTAGCGGTGCTTGGAGACAATAAATCTCAAAAAGAAATTCTTGCCCCAGAAGGTTTGATCCGGCAAATAATTCAAGAAGAAATGGGGTCAATGGGGAATCAAGAGATTACTATCAATTTTGCCGGAACTCTTGGCTCACTTGTGCGAGAAATGAAACCATATATCGACAAGGAATATCAAAGAATTGGTAAAAGCTTAATAAAAGCGTAATAAATTCAATTCCTGGGTTATTCCATTTGATACTGAGTATCCCAGGAAACAAACAAACGAAAGGATAAAAATGAAATGAACAAAATTGAAGATAACCTAAAGGCTTATAAAGCCAAATTGTCAGAAACTGAAAAACTCACAAACGCATTATTGAAACATTTAACAAATGCTCATGAGTCATTGGTAAAACTCGCACAGGTAGACCGGGATTTAAAAGAATTGAAGAAAGACATTATTAAAGATAAACAACTTACCGGCGAATTGAATGATCAATACTTGGATCTAATGAAAGTACAAACCGGGCAAGTAAACCTTCCATTACTCAGTATTGAAACGGGTTTATCAAGAATTATGAATGAGGTCAAGAGATTGAACGGTCCGGGAAGTTCGCAAGCTTTGGATAAACTACCGAAAATATTCACGCACAATGACCACATGAGCATTTTCACAGGAAGGGAAAAATTAGATGAATGATTCAGTTCAAGAATTAACCGGAATCAGTGTTCAAGAACTTGAGAGCCGGCTTAATCAGGAAAACCAATATAAAAAAGAAATATTAGAGAGTATTGTTTCCTTGTTTGATCAATTATGTAATTTGGTAGTTTATCAAAAAACAAATCTTAATTTATTGCAAAGAATACAAAAGGGATTTAATGACATTCCCGAAAGTGAGAAAACAAAACTATTGGATCCAATGACTAAATACAAAAATCAAGTTGATCTTCGAGCTTTCAAACTTTGGTCATCCATTGAGAACATATTAGATCAAATCAGATTTGATGGTTCAATTTCATATGATGAACTTGATCAAGTTGTTAATGAGGTCAATCGAGCAAAAAAATATAAGCAGTTGGTAAAACAACAATTAAGAAATATTAGTTAGAAATGGAGAAAATAAAATGACACGTGAAGAACGAGAACGAATTCAGAAATTAATCAAAGCTTATTTTTCAGATATAGATTTTGATATTCGAAAAACCGTAGAACTTCGGGATGCATATCAATTGAAAGTCGAGAAAATCAAAAGACTTGATGACTTTCACGATGAATACAAAAAAGCTCAGATTTTGAAAGCCCGGGAAGAGCTTGAACTAATGCTTGCAGAAAAAAGAGATGAAATAAATAAAAATGTTCGCAAGGTCCAGAACCTGATCAAACAACGAGACTCAAGTTTAGATTTGAATAATCAGGCTTTTCAATCTGCTTTGTTATTGATCCAAACCGGCGGGGCTTCATTGAGCTATGATGACTTAACAAACATAGCCCGGACATTTGAACATGATCAAAAATCATTAGAGACTTTGAAATCAGTATTCAAAAATCAGGGACTTACCACTAAACCACTTGATAACTTACTTTATAACGCTGAAAACCTGATTGATTCAATTGTGAGAACTTCCCAGCATGCTTTTAGTGTAGACGGGAACTTAAACGGTTATGCTCAGGCAGTCAATCGATTAGCAAAGTTTGAGAACTCAGAAATTCAAACTTTGGTCGATGAAAGATCATACATGAACAATATGCGGCTAGCTGCAGGATTACCCATTTCAGAATAGCCTACCTTTCTTCCAGGTGGTAGCAGGATCAAGGATCTCGTTTTCTGGTTTTGTTACCACCACTTTTCATTTTACAAAATTATGAGGTGTTTCAGTGCTAACATTTGACGAATTCAACACATTAACAGAACCATTTGTCAGGGTTTATGACGAATTTCAAGAATCGGTTATAAGATCCATCGTGCGATCATTGGCAAAGCTAAATTTTGCTAGTGCAGCATGGAGCGCACAACGGTTATCAGAATCAGGGTTATTGTTTGATGAAATTATGAATAAACTCAGTATGATAACGGGGATATCTGAAAGAGAACTTCTAAAAGTGTTCAAAGAAGCCGGGATTACTGCAATAAAATTCGATGATCGAATCTACCGGCTTGCTGGACTTGATCCAGTTCCTTTGAACCTTTCCCCGGCTATGTTGAATGTACTAAAGACTTATTATGTCCGCACAAATGGGATCCTTCAAAATCTAACCAGAACAACCGCGCTAACTGCAGAAATGGCTTTTATTGAAGCTTCAGACATCGCAGCATTACAGATTTCATCTGGGACCATGACATACCAACAAGCAATCAAAGAAGCAATTGTAAATGTAGCAAGTACCGGGGTTCAGGTGATCGAATATCCAAGTAATCGCAAAACTTCTTTAGATGCTGCAGTCCGGCGAACTGTATTAACTGGAATAGGTCAAACTACCGGAAAACTTCAACTAACCAGGGCGCAAGAAATGAATTGTGATCTTGTCGCGGTCTCTGCTCACATTGGAGCTAGAGACAAGGGAGATGTGCCTGAAAATCATTTGTTATGGCAGGGTCGTGTGTATTCAATATCCGGGAATGATCCAAAGTACCCGAGCTTTTACCAGGTCACTGGTTACGGTACAGGCGAAGGACTAAACGGGTATGGATGTAGACATTCCTTTTATCCCTTCTTTCGCGGGATCTCTGAGAATGCATATTCAGAAAAGACATTAACTCAGTATGCTAATCGGGAAGTCAAATACAACGGTCAAACAATCAGCTTCTATGATGCTACACAGATCCAAAGGGGAATAGAAAGAAAGATCAGGAAAACAAAACGGATCATTGCCGGCTTGAAAGCTGCAGAGCAACCAACATTTGAATTTGATCAGAAATTGAAAGCCTATCAAGCTGAAATGAGATCGTTTATCAATCAGACCGGAATACAAAGACAGCGGTTCCGTGAACAAATTTTTGCATAACAGTAACAATATTGAGTAACAAAGAATAAAACAATCGTATTAACAAATTAATCAAAATTAGACAAGAGAAAAGGAAAAAAGACAATGGGAAAAATATTTCAAGGAATAGACTGGGGAAACAAACTTCCCTCATTGGATGCTTATACCGCAACTGATGACGATGCAACCGCTAACCAAATTGACATTGATTCAGGAAAACCAGGGGCAACAGGTTTTTTTGTTCAGGTGTTCCGGGATGGCGTGAATGTTGGAAATGATGTCAAGGCTTCAATAGCAATAAATGGTATTTTGACAATTGAAGATGGCAGCACATATGAAATTACAACAGGTGATTTGATCATGTGGACTGTATTCATGTAATCATCTACAAGGACAAAAAAAAGCACCTTAGCGGGGTTTTCTTTTCTCAGGTCATTATTTACCTTTGATTTTGGAAAACTAGCGAGGTGCTTGATTTTGAATCGTGGTGACTTTTTAGAGGGTTAACTCAGTATGGATGGTGGGGTTTCATTCTACCATTGCGGGTTCACTTTTTTCTATCCATCGTTGAAATTCTCTATCAAATTTTTGGTCAATGGGTGAAATTGGAGCGGGTAATAATTCGTTTACAGAGGCACCTTTTTTTCTCCGCTTCATATTTTCTCTTACAACTTTAGACAATTCTTTGTCGTATTGTTCATAGATTTCTGGTTCTTCAATTCTCATTATCTCACCAACTATAAATGATAGATGCATGCCAAATTGTGAAATTAAGTAATCAATTTCACGAGACAACTTGTCTAATTCTGAGGTATCCCCGGTTGATTTCCCTATCTCTTGGGCTTTCTCAGACCTTTCATAAAAAACCATTTTAGCAATTGCACACAATGGGGCTGGTTTTCCTTCCCGGTCAACGATCTGGAAATTTTTTAACTCATGCAGTTTGATTACTTGGGTTTGTGTAGTCTGTTTCATTTTAATAATTCCTTTTGGTTTGATATAGAGAAAATCTGATTTTCAATTGCAGCCAATATACCCATTTTTTCAGGGTGGTAAACAAGTTTGATCGAGTTATTGGGTTCACTTCATTATTTCCTTTCGGGTTCACTTTCCTTTAAGCAGCGCGTCAACATATCCGAAATGTTGGGCTAGGTTATCGCTTAATTTTTGAATTTCTTCTTTCAGATTTTTTAACAAAGTATCATTCCCGCCTAACTCTATGAGCTCCAAAGCTTGATCAGTCCTTTGAGTAAACATCTTGTCTACTATGTCGGGTAAGGATCCTTGTCCGGGATCTTCATTAAAAAAGTTTTTCGGTTCTGGTTCCCCGGCTTCATGTTCTTCTTGCCATCGTATAAAATCTTTTTCAAGTGGGGTCAATGGAGCTTGTAACAATTCTTCCATAGTTGCCCCGTTTTCTTTCCGCTTGATGTTCTCTTTGACCACTTTTGATAATTCTTTTCTATATTGAGCTTCTTCCCCTTCGGGATCATCAATAACCCTTTTATCTTTTAATAAACATGATGCGCTTGATACTAATGAGCTAATTAATGAATCCATGTCATTAATCAATTTCCCCATTTCCGAGGTATCACCCGTTAATTCTGCTAATTTCTCAGCTTCACGAACCCTTTTACCTTTTATCCAAAAAACAATATTTTCAAGTGTGGCAGGTTGCCCATCCCGGTTAACAATTTGGATATTATCTAACTCTTGGAGCTTGATTACTTTGATTTCCTTATTCTCTTTCATTTTCTTTATCCTTTCCTTTGCATAAGTTTATAAAATAATTCGTTAGTGCCAACTCTAATATAATAGCATGATCATTTTCATAAGTCAATATACTAATTCTTCTTGTTTTGCACTAACATAATGCTATAATCGATAAAAAGAAAAGAAAGGAATCAATTCAATGCCACTTGTTATCAATCGGTTTGCTTTTTTACTAAGCGAAAAAGAACGCAAAGAAAACAAAAGTATCTCATATGCAGATATATTCCAGGAAACTGGAATAGCTAGATCAACACTTTCAAAATGGGCAACCAACAAGGTAAGAAAATATGATGCTGATACCATCGAGAAACTTTGTTCATTCCTGGGTTGTCGTCCAGGGGATTTGATCATATTAGTAGAAGAATAACCGCGCTCCATACTGAGTATTATTTTTTTTTCGTTTTTCCGGTAAGTGAATTTACCATTTTGGTAAAAGTATTTACCTTTTTTTATTTACTATATAATTAACCTATCAAACAAAAAAAGCCGGTTGTGCTTGCTACACTTCCGACTAACCCATAAACCGGCGGTTCGGTGTTATGAGCTTACTTTTATTATACTAAACCTCCGGGAATGTTAAAGAAAACTGGAGGTTTTTTGTTGAAAATCACGAACCATAGAATGTTAGCCTAGTAATAAAGCATTCACAACCGGAGAATACTAGTTCTTCAAAAAACACTAAGCTAACATTCGCAGATGACCATTTTCGCTTCTCTAGCCTTCCAAGCTAACATTCGCGGGTTCGAATCCCGTCTCCCGCTCTGGAAAAGCCGATCTTGAACATCGGCTTTTTTCTTAATAATCAAGGGATTTTTAATGATTTTTCATCGAACAACTGGTACCAAAATGGTGTACACCGCCTGATAAACCAATGACTGATTGGAAAATCCATCCGCTCTCTGGCCTCCAAAAATATATAACCGGGTTTCATACGGCAATACTGCCGGTGAGAAGCCAATTTCACTGGGAGGTGCATCGATCTCCACCCAGGAATCTTTCGGAGGAAGATATTGGATGAGTGGCAAAGAATCTCCATCTCTGTTATAGCCTCCCACAGTATAAATCATATCTGCAAGAACAATGGAATTCATTCCATACCTGCCTTCCGGTAAATCTGCGGCTGACTCCCACGCATTCTCACCGGATAATTCCCTCTGTGGATAATAAACATCATGATTTACAAAAACACCGATTTCACTTTTGCCACCAAAGATGTGAATCTGACTACCTAGCGCCACTGCGGAAGAATAAGCTTTTGGTTCAGGTAAATTTCCAAACAAATTCCATTCTTTAAGAACAGGGTCGTAGGAATAAATAGTATCGAGATAATTTTGTTCATCAAATCCGCCAAACAAAAACAATTTTCCTTCGAATGATACTAATGAATAAGCACTGATCGCTGCTGGAAGTTCTGGTCCAACCTCCCATGAATCTTCACGAGGGTTGTATACCAATAATTCAGTTTGGGTTTGATTGGTCTCATCAATACCACCCGGTAAATAAATTTTTTCACCCACAATCGCTGCCTGAAAATCCTTTAGTGATTTTGGGATTTTTGCTCCCTCCGCCCAATCATCATTATCAATATCATAAATCCAAAGAGAATTTGAATTCCCTTCCTGAAACGATCCACCAAATATTATAAATTTGTTTTCATAGCGAACAAATCCCATATTCGATAAACCAACAGGAAGATTCTCTAATGAAGTCCATCGTTTTGAACTTAATTCTTCTAATTCGGCTGCAGATAATGTCTCAACTGGTTGATTCGAATTGGATAGTGCTCGATTGAGAAGGAAACCTAAAAGAACCACAATAATTAATCCAAATGCGATAGACAGAAATAAGAATTTCCTATTGACAACTGGCGCAAGAATATCTTGCTGTTGAACTTGCCAATTTGTATCCAGCCCGGATGAACCATCTGTAGTATTTGGTGTTTGATTATAAACTTCAGGAGAATCTACCAACCCCATACGAATTGCAGTCATCGTAGCTTCAGTCCTCGATAAAACCCCCAATTTGCTGAAAATATTTCTTAAATGAACTTTGACGGTATTTGGACTGATAACTAATGCATACGCAATTTCTTTATTGCTGGCACCGGTTGCTACCAGGCGAATAATTTCAATTTCACGATCGCTTAATTCTGACTCCTCTGTCATTTAATAATTATATCCCAGGTATATGATGGTATTTATTTTCATATAATTTATTTTTCTTGTAATCAAAAATTACATTAATCACCCTAATTTGTCAGACAAATTACATATATTTTCATAAATACCTTGATTTTTCTGAGAAAAGTTTATAAACTTATACTGAATTAAATTCCATAGTAATTAATTTTTACTAAATATTGTGATAGCTTTTCTGGACGATGCAATTTCTATGCGCAAAATGTTAAGTTGCGTTTACCCTGTCCCATTTGAATGATTTTGAAGGAGGTGGAGGTTACAACGAGAAATTTGTCTTTTTAATTCTGTAGTTAATTAAAACAATCCAAATTTAGAAACCTAAGGAGAAGTTCCAAAATGAAGCAACTAAAAGTTATTCTTGTGTTCGCCCTCTTACTCACTGTTCTACTTTCTGCCTGTAAACCAGCAGCAGTTGAACCTGAAGTAACAACTGACGATGTTCCTTTATTCTTCGGTGCATTTGCTACTGCAATTGAAGAACCCTGGGATGGTGTCATTCACCAAGCACTTAAAAAAGCAGAATCTGAAGGAAAAATCAAATATGAGTACACCGATGATATTGGTTACTCAGGAGATATGGAAAGAATTTTACGAGAAGTATCCGAGAGCAAGAAACCAGCAGCCATTTTCGGAGATGCTTTTGGTAACGAAGAAGCTGTCCGCCGTGTTGCAAAGGACTACCCTGAAATCGCTTATGTATTTGGTTCAGGTTATGGTCCATCAGAACCCAATGTTGCCGTTTTTGACAACTGGATTCATGAGCCAGCGTATCTTTGTGGTTTGATGGCAGGTGGATTAACCGAATCAGGTGTAATTGGCGTTGTTGGTGGTCTCCCGGTTCCAGAAGTTAACCGTATCGTCAATGCATTCATTGAAGGTGTCAAAGAAGTAAATCCAGAAGCTACAGTGTTGGTTTCCTTCATCAATAGCTGGTTTGATCCTGCTGCGGCAAAAGAAGCTGCATTAGCCCAGATTGATAATGGTGCAGATGTCCTCTTCGCTGAACGTTTTGGTGTAATTGAAGCTGCAGTCGAAAACGGATTATATTCCTTCGGAAATATGAGCGACCAATATGAACTTGGTCCAAACTCAGTCGTGAACAGCCCAGTGTGGAATATGACACCAACAGTTGATTATATTATCAACCAGGTGAAGGCTGGTTCTTTCACTGCTCAGGATCTTAAAGACTTCAGTATGGTTGGTAAAGGTGGTGCATATCTTGCCCCATTCCATGGAATGGACGCAAAATTACCAGCAGACGTGTTGGCATTGGTTAAACAACGTGAACAAGAAATTAAAGATGGTCTCTTCCGCGTAAATATCGCTGAAGAAGCTCCCGCTGGATCCAACTAATGAAATAAACATACCAGGGCTTACCACTTTTCACCTGGTATGTTTTTCATTTTTATTAATTACTACCATCTCTCCCCTCTTCAAAAGCTCTAAAGAGGGGAGAGAAATGTCGGAGAAAAAATGTACATCGTAGAAATGCAAAAGGTCACCAAAACTTTTGGTGAACTGGTAGCAAATGACCATGTCGATTTTCAGCTTCGCAAAGGTGAAATTCATGCATTACTAGGAGAGAATGGCGCAGGAAAAACAACGTTGATGAGGATCCTGTATGGTTTATATCAACAAACTTCCGGCGAAATCCTGATTAATGGTGAAAAAGTTACCATCCACTCACCCAAAGATGCAATTAAAAACGGGATTGGAATGGTGACACAACACTTTGCCCTTGTTCCACCAATGACGGTGGCTGAAAATGTGGTCCTTGGTTATACAGACAGCTTCTTACTTGATCGAACTGCAATCGAGAAAAAGGTGGGTGAAGCTGCTGCCCAGTTCGGATTGGATATTAATCCTAAATCTATTGTGCGACATTTGTCAGTTGGTCAACGACAAAGAGTCGAAATCCTTAAAGCTTTATATAGAAATGCAAAAGTTTTAATTTTAGATGAACCAACCGCGGTTCTTATTCCCCAAGAAGTCGATAGCTTGTTTGAAACACTGGATCGTCTTCGTAAGGATGGCTTATCTGTAATTTTCATCAGTCATAAATTAGATGAAGTGACAAAAATTACAGATCGCGTTACTGTTTTACGTGATGGAAAATCTATTGGTACTGTTGATACTGTTGATGTCACTCAAAAGAAGTTAGCTGC